GGCAGACACGCATACCTAAATTGCGTCTGTGTGTTCTGTACAATTTGTCAAACCTATTTGGGTTTATGCCATACTCTGAAAGATTGGACAAGACTTGTAAAACCGTAGGATATTCTTCCTTTGGCAAAGGGGTCTCATCGATGGTGCTCAATACCAGTCCTTTTTCTACAAAAATACATTTATTACATTTAGAATTACAAGTGATCTATTTGATTCTACTCTGCCAGACTCGATCAAGTCGACAGGCGGTATAATTTACATTGGTAGACTAAACCTCCCCTAAATAGGGGTATCCCTAAAGGATGTCTATATATATAAAGCCTAACTGCTAACACATAAAACTATACAAAAACATACAGCAGTTGGTAACCAATTACATACATTGCACTTTGCTTTCCCGTAGGACCCAGATGCGAACTGGGCTTGTGTTTTAAAGACACAACAACTTATTTCATAACAGCAATTAAGAAATCAATAACCTCATGAAGTCGAAAGCAATAGGGCACGTAATATGTGACCAACCAAAGCCTAACGACCCAGAAGAAATATTGTGACAATGGAATATTGATTCCAGTCATTGTTATGAAGAAAATCCAACCTCGCGTAGGAAAACCCCAAACGAAGCGGATACGATTTGTCACAAGACCATACCAAATACAGGGCATGACTATCCAAGTGAGGTGGAAAACATAATGCTCCCACCAGAAATAGGGGTCATACGCGGTTCCGATACAGTGGTCCAAGAAATCTACTGTTTCTACAAACATGTTACCACAGTTTTCTTCTAAGACACTTTCCTCTTCTTCAATGAGCTCTTCGCCCAAATACTTCGAACGCCAAATGTTTACTCTTTTATCATAAGACATGTCCAAACTGGGACATAAGTGCGTCACATTTGCGATCTCAGCAACTCTTTTAAGTTTTTCTCGCCTATCTTCAAATACTTCTCTGCCATAGTAAAACCAATCATGCAAAGAGCTTGATATAATCTCTTCACAATGTTCCACGAGAGAAAAATCCTTAGACAAAAGATGTG